CATGCTTAAGCATGTCATCAATCGCAAGAATCACAATTTCATCTTGGCCATCAAAATCATTTACCCAATGCTGAATGGATTGAGTAATGAATGGTGCTTCTGCTGGATTTACTTGATTGAGCCAATAACGCACAGCACTCTCTTCTGAATCTTTAGTATTACTAGATACAGAAGCATTAATATTATTTACTTTAGTTTTGTTTCCTTTACTTTGGGGATTAATGTTCACATTAACTCCCTCTGCTTGCGAGTTATTGTTAGCATTAATCAGATATTTAAGTGGTTTTGTCGGTTTCCTTCTTTTTGTCGCTTCAAGATATCTCGCTTGGATGTTTTCGCTTGTCAAGACCTTAGCCGAGTTAAACAGGTCCTCATCAAAGAATCCCCATGTAACTAAGCGGATGACTATTTGCTCTAACAATTCCTTACTTACTCCAGGCAGGCGTTTTAAAAGTGTTGCTCTCGTTAAGTCATTCCATACAACGAAGTATCCCTTTTTGTATACCGCGCATAACAGCTTGATTACCGCTAACTCACCTTTAATGCCAAACTCCCCAGCAATAGCTTCTATCTTTTCATCTTCAAAAATGTCAACATCAAGAGGGAAATAATCAAGACCGCTCTTTGTTGGTCTTGCCACAGCTTCACCTCCTACTGTAGAAGGGAGAATTATCTCCCTCTAACTAAAATGGAAAATCATCGTCTTTATTTGTTGAATCTTCCTTCTCATCAAAAAGTCCAGTCTGCTCTTTACTTTCTGTTTCATCAGGGGATATTTTTTCTGCTTCCTTACGCTCTGTTTCTATTGGTTCCACCTCGCTCAGTCTTGTTTCTTCTATCAGATCATCGTTTTCATCCAATCTGAATACTTTTTCATCTGATGTAACGGCTGTTTGCATTTCAACAGATAGTATTCCCCATTTAGAAAGCATATTTCGAAGCACAGTTTTAATTGCCATTTGATTGTAGTTATCAACCCATGCACCTGACAGTTTTTCTTTGTCTTTCCCCTTCGCATTCTTGATGCGATGCGACTCAATCTCTTGTTTTGTCCAATAGACTGTTTTTTTGAAACCATTTAACAGTTCGAAGTAACCAACATATCCAATGACTTTAT